TATCGGGTTGCGCTGGTAACATTTACCTACAAGCATACCCCCGAACACGCTTTTACTCTTACCGATGCACCCGGACAAAGCGGGCTAAAATGGGACAAAACAACCATCGGGGCTTTAAGAGAGCATACAGGGCGGCACGTGGTAACCTTTGCCGATGTTACGGGTAAACAGGCATTTACACTATTTCGCCGGCTGGTTAAAGATGACAAAAGCGGCACGCATATTTTTGAAGCCGTCTATCTTAACAGGGTGGTAAAGCAGGTACAAACCGGCTGGCTAAACAGGGCGGGCGAACAATTAAGAAACATGTTTACCCCCTCCCCCCCCCTACCCATCGGGGCGCAAATAGCCGAAAATACGGGCAATATGACAATGGTATTTGCTTTGTTTAGCATACATTTGCCCGATGCCTTAAATGTGCTCATTGTTTTGGTATGGCTGGCAGGTAAGATATTGCGCTATATCAGGGAAACTGCTGAACGGGAAAATAACATAAGAAATGCCGATGCCGTTTGTGCTGTTGTTCGGGCAATGCTGCAGGCTGAAGCTGAGGGGGACAATGTAAAGGCTGACCGGCTGAATGATAAATTAAACCGGCTGGCATAATAGGTGTTTTGGTGGCTATTTCGCACAAAAAGCAGGTAACAAAATTGCACACTTTTAGTACAAAAAAAGGGCGGCATGGCGGCTATAATATTGCGCAAATAAAAATGTTTTACTTTTGTTCAATTATTCAAACGAACATTTGTAAAATTGAACAAAGTAACCTATCTTTGCATTGTTAAACAAAAAACGGTAAAAACACTTAAATTTTAGCTTTATGAAATACGTTGCTTATTACAGAGTTTCAACGAAAAAACAGGGTGCATCGGGGCTTGGCTTAGAGGCTCAAAAAATGCAGGTGCATAACTTTACTAAAGGGTGTACCGATTGCATCATCACTGAATACACCGAAATCGAAAGCGGCAAAAAAGACGACCGGGTCGAACTGCAAAAAGCCATCGAAACGGCGAAAGCTGCGGGCGCTGTTTTGCTAATCGCCAAACTCGACCGGTTAAGCAGAAATGCGGGTTTTATCTTTGCGCTACGAGATAGCGGGGTAAACTTTGTTTGTGCTGATATGCCCGAAGCAAACACGCTGACCATCGGCATCTTTGCGGTTATGGCTCAGCACGAAAGAGAGCTAATAAGCAGCCGAACAAAAGCAGGCTTACAAGCCGCAAAAGCACGGGGCAAAAAGTTAGGTAAACCGGCGAACCTTACCGATGCAGCCAGGGCAAAAGCTGAAGCTGTGCGGGTTGCAAAAGCAAGAACCGCAAATGCACAGGTGCTGGAGTTAATCGGGTTGTATCGCGCAAAGGGTTTAACGTTTCGCAAAATTGCTGACAAATTAAACGCATCGGGCTATAAAACGGCACGGGGTAACAGTTGGGCGGTAAGTTCGGTAAAGGTGCTGGAAGCCCGAAGTATTCAAGAAAAAGTATAAATTTGTAAAAATAAAAACCGTTTACCCCCCGGAGCTGGAAACTTTAGGGGCAAACGGCTGATAAAAACTATTAATTAATAACGCAAAGGAACTGCATTTACAAAAAATTTGGCAGTTTTTTACAAAATTTTTTTATAGTTTTATTAGCTGCGGTAAACGGTTTAACAGTTTTTTAAATGCTTAAACCGTTTAAAATGAGTAAAGAAAATTTAAAAGAACCCCCCAAAGTTACGAAATTTGAGGTAAAAACCGAAACACTGAACGGTTATGCCGATGCTGCAAAAGACCGTTTACAGGGTGCTGAGGCTGTTATTTTGAACATTCCGGAGCGAATTACCTCTTCTACAATTTTTGCACCTAAGATGCCGGCGCTGGCAATAAACGGGGTAAACGTTGCCCATCGGGGTAATGTGATGGGTATAACCGGGCAAATGAAGAGCGGCAAAACGGCGGTAAACGTTGCGTTTGCTTCGGCGGCAATTACAGGGGCTGAAGTGTTGGGTCTGACCGTACCGAATTTTTCGGGGCTAAATGTTGTTTATCTTGATACCGAACAAGCGGGGCACGATACGCAAAGCAATATTTATAACCGTATTTGCAGGCTGGCAGGTGTAACCGATGCACCAAACCTTTACGTCTACAATTTACGGGGGCATAGCTTGGGCGAAATGTTATCGGTAACGGCGGCAATATTTGACCAGGTAAAACCGGCGCTGGCTATAATCGACGGGGCGGCTGACTTTGTTCAAAGTGTCAATGATGACATCGGGGCGCGTAATTTAATAGCACACTTTTTGCACGCTGCAGAGCTCTACAATGCGCTAATCGTGATGGTGTTGCACGATAACCACAATACCGAAAAAAGCAGAGGGCATCTTGGCTCGGAACTCGACCGTAAAGCTGAAGCGGTTTTAATTACTCAAAAAGATCCTTCGGGCGTGTTCACTCTTCGGGGTAAATTTTACCGTTCGGCTGGCAATGTTGACCAGGTGCAATACTCATATAATACCGATGCCGGCTGGTTTGAATTTCTGCAGTACGTGAACCCGAACGGGGCTAAAATTGACCGGCGCAAAGGCGATGCAGAACGGGTGATAAATGAAATTTACCAGGCGGCGGGCTTTCTTACTCATTCCGAACTGTGCGCTAAAATTTCGGCGCTTGAAAGCATCGGGCATGAGGCGGCACGCAAACGGGTATCCGGCTGGCTGAAGATGGGGGTAATAGCAAAAAGTTTAGATGGTTTATATTACAAAAATAGTACTGAAGATGTGCCGTTTTAATACATTACAAAAACTTAACAACGGTACGGTAAACGGTAAAGGGTATATATATACCCCCTTTACCGTTTACCGTTACCCGTTTTTAGCGGTATTTTACCGTTACTTTACCGTTACTTTACCGTTTACCGTAAAAAATAGTTTAATATGAATATTTTTGAAAAAACCGTATCATATTACAAAAATGTTACCGATACAACGGGCACAAAAATTCAGCTATACACATTTTTAACGTCTGCGAAACATGCCACGAAAGTTACCGAACTGCGGGCGGCTGTGGCTGCGGGCTTACCGGCTGAAGATGTTTTGAAAATTAAAAAAACGTTACCGGCGTGTACTGTATCTGGGCTGTTTACCGAACGAACGGCGGCGGGCTTGGTTGCTCATTCGGGCTTTATAGCTATTGACATAGATGCAAAAGACAACACGCATTTAACCAACTTTGCCGATGTGAAAAACGAACTTTCAAGGCTGAAAGAGGTTGCATACTGCGGGCTATCCTGCAGCGGGCGTGGCTATTTCGCGTTAATTCGTTTAGCATACCCCGAAAAGCATTTAGCGCAATTTGAAGCATTGCAAGACATCTTTAATAAATGGGGGCTTGCTATTGATAAGGCTTGCAAAGATGTTGCCCGTTTGCGATTTTATAGCTACGATGCCTCAGCATATTTCAATTTAAGAGCTGAGCCGTTTACAGGTGTAAGCAGGTGTAAAACTAATTTACACCAACTTACACCAACTTACACCAACTTACACCAACTTACACCTTACACCAACTTACACCTTACCGATGCCGAAAAATTAGCCAATCTTATACAATGGTGCAATGCTACTCATACCGACATTACAGGCAACTATCGGGCATGGTTTGAAATAGGCGCCGGTTTAGCTGCTGAGCTGGGCGAAACGGGCAGGGGCTACTTTCACGAACTGAGCGGGCAATATGGCAATTATGACTATTTAGAGAGCGAAAAGCAGTATAATTATTGCCTTAAATGCAAGCATTCATACACGCTGGCAACCGTTTTTTATTATGCTAAACTTGCAGGCTGGCAGGGGGCGCACCTTCAAAAAGTGCATGTAAGCAACGGCAAAAAGATAGAATTAAAAAAAGAGCTTACCGATGCCGAAAAATTAGCCGCTTTAATAGCAAAGAACCCCGACATGGGCGAGCTTTGCACCCGGTTAGACTTACATCTCGAATAAGCGAAAAAAGTTGCTCACAATTAAAAAACGGGCTTATGCACTCAGGTATATTGTTTTGGTAGGTGTTTAAATGGCTGTTTAGAATAGCCGCAATTTTGCTTATAATAGCCGCAATTTTCAAAAAGCTGATTTAATAGGGCATCGCTTTTATTTACCTTTACCTTGCCTTGCAGAATATCCTGTTGAAGTTCGGGTGTTGTGTGTTCTAATCCGGTCGCAAAGTCGGCGGCACGGATAACGGTTGCTTCACCAATATTATATTCGTCTGCTATTTTTTCGGCTGTTTTTGGCAAGTTACCAAAATGAGAACTTGGCACTTTTGTATATTGGTTACCTCTATCGCCACCTTGCTTTTGCTTTTGGTTGTTATACCGCTGCCCGATAAGGTTTGTTTTTTGTAGTTCGGTAAGGTTGCGTCTGCCCAACTGATTAACAAACATCCATTCTTTAACATCGTAGATACTTTCAAATTGCATTTCAATAGTAGCAAATTGCAGCCCGTGTATCGGTAAAAACACACCTTTACATAACTTTACATCGGGCGAATAAAAAAGTCGCTCAGAATTAAAATATGGCGTTTACAGGGGCATTTTTAACAAAGTTATCTATATTTGCAATAACAACACGTAACACTAAAAAATATGGTTAAAAAAACGAATAAAGGGGGCGGGGGCGTACTGAAAAAACGGGCATCGGTAAGTATGCACCCCGAAGTATGGCAGGCGGTAAAAGATGCCGCAAAAGAAGAGGGGCGAAGCGTTTCAAATTATTTACAAGCGCTTTTGGTAAAGCAATTAGAACTAAAAATTTAGCAACAAAAAACCCCGATGCTGAAGGCTTGGCGGCTGGCATCGGGGCATCTTAAAAACGTTAAAAATTTCAAGACGATGACAAAGTTACAATTTTTTTACCGTATGGCATACGGTTGCGCTGTGGGCGCTTTTTTTGTGCTGGCTTACTATTTACCAGGCATCGGGGCAAAAGTTGTTTGTACGGCATCTGCGGGGCTCTCATGCTGGTTATTTGTGCGCTCAATTATTATCTACTTACCGGCGCAAAGAAACAAACTGAAATACTTTGCGCTTCATGCAGAAAGCAAACAAGTAGTATTTAAACCGGTTGCATCGGGGCTCTATCGGGTTGCGCTGGTAACAT